GTCGGGAAAATTCAATAGAATTGTACGCACAGGCTGGCCCATGGAGTATATGGTAAATACTTTAGCTCCTTTTGCTGGCATGCAAAAGCGTGATTTAATTGTGTTCCCCCATCGTATTGCTCCAGAAAAACAAGTAGAAATATTTAGAGATTTGGCAGCTAGCATGCCTGAATATGAATTTATTGTTTGTCAAGATCAAACATTGACTAAAACAGAATATCACAATATTCTTGGACAGGCAAAAATTGTGTTCAGTTGTAGCTTGCAAGAAACTTTGGGTATCGGCTGCTATGAAGGCGCAATTGTTGATGCAGTTCCGTTAGTGCCAGATAGGCTGAGCTATAGTGAAATGTATGGTGTAGATTTTCAATACCCCAGCGAATGGACTTTAGATTATAAAAGCTATCAAGCAAATAAAGTAAAACTAATAGCACAAATTCAACAGATCATGTTGAACTATGAAAATTTATTGCCTAAAGTGAAAGCGTTAACGCAACGCCTGACAGACAATTTTTTTAGTGCAGGTGCATTGGTTGACAACATTCGATAAAATTGTTGAGTTCGAACAACAGTTAGCCAAATACACAGGTGCTGCTTATGCAGTCATGACCGACTGTTGCACCCACGCTATAGAACTTTGTTTAAGATTTGACAAAATAAAACAGTGTGAGTTCACAGCTTACACTTATCTTAGTATTCCTATGACCATGCACAAATTGGGCATAGAATATCAGTATATCGATCAATCTTGGATTGGTGAGTATCAATTTATAAATACAAGAATATGGGACTGTGCTAGAAGATTAGAATCTAATATGTACAGACCAAATACTTTAATGTGTTTAAGTTTTGGTAATGGCAAACCTCTTAATATAGGTCGAGGGGGTGCTATTCTATTAGATGATGTTGAGGAATACGATAAACTTAGACAGATGCGTTACGATGGAAGAGATTTGATTATTAGTCCTTGGCAAAATCAACAGGTATTTCGTATAGGCTATCACTATAAACCAACAATAGAAGAAGCAGAAAAAGGATTGATTCTATTAGAACAATATAAAAATTCTTCTTCAACACCAATTAATGTTGCCTACCCAGACTTAAGAAAAATTGTAATTATTGAATAAATGTGCAATGACTTATGATATATTATTGTTTACGGATCAAATAGCAAGATACTGGCACATAAAAGCACTAGGTGCATATAGAATTGCAACTGAGTTAAGAAATAACGGATACTCTGTTAAGGTAATTGATTATGCAGGTCTTTGGTTTGCCAAAAAACCGTTGTTATTTAAAATATTAAACAAATTAGTGGGTACAAATACGCTATTTATAGGATTTAGTACAACATTTTTTGGTGTTCCAGAATGGTTAAAAAAAGATTCTCAAGAAGTTAGAAATAAAAATACATTTGCTGAAACTTACCATCATTATCCCTGTTCGCCCGATCAATTTGAAATCGTTTTAAAATATTTAAAAAAACAACATCCACATGTTAAAATAGTCTTAGGGGGTGCTAAAGTTGATTTGAGTGTTAAAATTAACCAACAAGTAGATTTTGTTGTATTAGGTTTGGCTGACAGTACGGTTGTTGAATTGGCAGATCACATAAGAAAACAAACTTCAATAAAATATACATATAATTTAAATAACCCTAGTTACAAAATTATTAATCATGATGTAACAGCTAAAAATTTTAATTTTGTAAACAGTAGAACTTTATTTGAAGACGAAGATCATGTTTTTCCCGGGGAAGTATTACCAATTGAAACAAGCAGAGGTTGTATGTTTAAATGCAAATTTTGCGACTTTCCGCTTTTAGGCAGAAAAAAAACAGATCCTGAATATCATAAACACATAGATGTACTTGCGTCTGAATTTGTTCGTAATTGGGAAAAATTTAAAACTAAAAAATATCTTATTGTAGATGATACATTCAACGAAACTGCAGAAAAATTGCAATCGATTAAAGACAGTTTAGAAAAAGCAAAATTAGAGATAAAATTTTCAGCGCATGTAAGATTAGATTTATTAGGAAGGTATCCCGAACAACTAAAACTGCTTAAAGATCTTGGTGTGGAAAGTGTATATTTTGGAATAGAATCACTAAATCATTCTAGTCTTAAAAGTATAGGCAAAGCCATGTCACCCGAAAAAATTAAAGATCTACTCAAAATGTGTAACGATAAATGGAAAGGCGAAGTTTCAATACACAGCAATTTTATTGCAGGTTTACCCTACGAAACTCCAGATACTTTAGCTAAATGGATGGAGTGGGTTGCTAGCGAAGATAATCCGTCCGACAGTTACAATATAGGTGCGCTAACAATAAAACACAAGGCATATGACAGTAGTATTTTTGCGGAATTTCCAGAAAAGTATGGATATATTTTATCCGAAGAATATGGTTGGAAAAATAACATTTGGGACTATGTAACTGCTCAAAAACTTGCAGACAGTTATAACAATCAAGGTTTTTTGTCTGGCAGAATTAAAATCGGAGGTTTTGATTTTTCAGGATTTCAAAATTTTGGTTATGAATATCAAGACTTAAAAGGATTATCATATATAGATTTATCAGTAGAAGAATTAAAATCTAAATATCTCAGACAGTTTGAAGATTATAAAAATGCTTTGTTTAAATTCGAAGAAATATCTTAAGAAATTAATTTATATTGTTGAATAAAAATTTGTAAATTATGCTATACCAAATTAATCAAAAATCTTACATTTCATTTGATAAGCTAATAAATTTGTCAGAGCTTAATCTTATCAAACCTCATATTTGTCTTGCGTTTGCAAAAAATTATGATAAAATGTATGCGACTACTGTGGGCGGTCAAGGAAATTGGCCGGATGGCAGTGCTGCGTACTTACCAAAAAATCCTTACAAAGAATTAAGCGACGAAGTTCGCTCAATTAAAACTGACAAAAATCATCCGTTAAATCAATTTGTTTTAGATACAGCAGAAAATGTTACACAAAGATTTGTTAAATTGATGTCAGAAGCTTCAGGTGTAGGAAATTCACTCATGCTGAATCAATATATTGGGTCCCCAGAAATAAGATATCAAAATAAACAGTACAGTAAATTTTATCCATTGGCAGATTGGGCTATAAAGGATTTTAAATTATTAATTTATTGGTTGAACAAGCAAAAAATCTTTGACGATATAGGAAGAATTATTTTATTTTATAATGATGAAGGTCAACAATGCGGCCTTCATCGTGATTACAATTCCGACAATGCGCCCGATAAAATAGATCAATTTCTATGGATAAATTTATTTCCTGATAGAAAACGATTTTATCTTCTTGATCCTGACTTAGGAGACAAACATTATATTAATGATCAAGTTGTGATGTTTGATAGTAGAAATTGGCATGGCAGCGATGCTCATCCATTGTCGGCATTTAGTATCAGAGTAGATGGTATTTTCAATAAAAATTGGCTTGAAAAAATCAGTAATTTATAGTTAAAATTGATAGCATAAGTAGATTTACGACAATTTATGATAAAAGCATGAAAAATGTATATCTGTTTCAACCACAGTACTCGGTAGAATACAGGAAAGAAAAAACTTACTGGATTCCCTATAGTGCCGGCTGTATTTGGAGTTATGTACATCAGTTTACTGACATTCAGCAACAATTTGAATTGAAGGAAATAATCTTCAAGCGTGAAGATCCAGACAGTGTTATTGCACGAATGGAAAAACCCGTGATATGCGGCTTTAGTTGTTATGTGTGGAATGTAAAATACTGTTTAATTATTGCAGAAAAAATTAAAAATCGTTGGCCTGATTGCATAATACAGTTTGGCGGGCCACAGACCAGTGGTGCTATGTCTAAATACAAATTTATTGACAGCATTATCTTAGGCGAAGGCGAAGAACAATTTTTAGAAACTCTACGACTAATAAGCAGAAATCAAAGGCCTGAGTTATTTTATAGCAAACAAAGATTACAAGACCTAAATATTCCTAGTCCGTATACATCAGGAGTATTTGATTCAATGATAGCCCAACATCCCAATGTTGTTTGGAATATGACTTTTGAAACTAACCGTGGCTGTCCCTACCAATGCACATTCTGCGACTGGGGCAGTCTTACATACAACAAAGTTCGGAAGTTTGAAGTTGAAAAGGTTAAAGCGGATTTGGAATGGGCTGCTTCTAAAAATATTGGTTATTTGACTTGTGCAGATGCTAACTTTGGTATGTACAAAGAACGCGATTTAGAAATTGCTAAGATTATTAAAGAAGTAGCAGACCGTAGCACCATTGACAGTGTAAACTTAATATATGCAAAGAATAGCACTGAAATCGTATTTGAAATCGCAAGGTTAATGGGTGAATACAGCAGAGGTGTTACGGTTGCTGTACAGAGTATGCATGGGCCTACATTAAAAGCAATTAAACGAGTTAATATGAAAAGCAATGATCTTGCTCATATGCTAAGTTTAGGTGAACAGTATGGCGGTGTAACAACTCATACAGACATTATTCTTGGTTTACCATTGGAAACCATAGAATCTTGGAAACAGGGGTTCAATGAAATACTTGAACTAGGACAGCACGACGGCATTGAGATGGTCTTTAGTATTTTGTTGGAAAACAGTGAAATGAATAATCCAGACTATAGGCATTTGTATGGTATTAAGTCTATAGAGGCGCAAGATTACATGCCTTTTTTTAACGATGATGATTGGCGCGAAGTTGAAGAAACTTTTAATATTGTCAATCAAACCAGCACAATGACTACAGGAGATATCATAGAAGGATACTTGTATGGCTGGATGATTATTCATTTTCATAACAGTGGATACAGTCAACTTGTTGCCAAATACCTGCGTAATATACATGGCGTTGAATATCGCAAGTACTACGACGCACTATTTGAGCAAATTAAATGTAGTGAATTTTTAAAAGAACATTTTAATTACCTAAATAGTGTTGTAGAAACTTATTTGACCACAGGTATTCTTAAAGATGTAGACAATCACATCAAAGGCGCACATGGACTACACGGTTTTAGTTACAAGTTTTTCTTTGAACATCAAAAAGAAATTTTAAAGTTATCACTTGCAGTGGCAGAATCTTTTGCTCTATTAGATAAAGGAATTACGGAATTGCAGGCAAACTACATTGTAAATCCCGATATACAATATCCGTTAACTGTGTCCAGCGACATCAATGTTAATACTTGGACCAAAGAGACAACGATATATCAAGTTAATTCAAAAATTCAAATAAATGATCAATTTGATTTTTACCAATACCGCAAACAAGGATTGATAAGAAACAAATTGACTTTAGTTAAAGCTTAATATAAAATATCATAATGACAGACAAAAAACAAACAGCAGTAGACGCAATGGCGGGTGACGGCGGATATTCAGAAGGCTACTTAGGTAGCTACATTCGTGCTAGAATGAGACGCGATAACAAGCGTTTTTGGGCGGGCGATAATATCAGCGAATACATCAATGATACCGAAAAAGAAGTATTAATCAACGAAGCTGCCGAAGCTTTTGAAGTAGTACTGGACAGACTACTAATTGACAGAGAAACTGATCCCAACAGCAAAGGTACAGCTCGACGCCTTGCTAAAATGTATTTTAACGAAATAATGGCAGGTAGATATGAACCAAGACCAGACGCAACTTGTTTCCCAAACGACAGCCAGGACCGTTATGAAGGTATGCTGGTTGTTCGCAGTGAGCTTCGCAGTATGTGTAGCCATCATCACCAACCCGTTACTGGCGTTGCTTATATTGGTATTATTGCTGCTGAAAAACTCATTGGCCTTTCAAAATATACACGCATTGCACAGTGGTGCGCCCGACGCGGTACTCTCCAGGAGGAACTTGCTAATGACATTGCTAGGGAAATCGAAGCAGCCACAGGAGCCAAAAACTTAGGTGTTTACATACAGGCAGTACACGGATGCTGTGAGAATCGCGGTATTATGGCACACAGCAGTTTAACACAGACAACAGTACTAAAAGGTTCTTTTAAAGAAGATCCTGGTGCTAAGAAAGAATTTTTTGATAATATTAAACTACAACAGGAATTCGCTCCAAGATAAGGAATTATATAATGGAAACAGGTTTGGTATACGCAGAAGAAGCAAAGGTAGCAGTTCAACCAAAAAAAAGAAAAATGAACTGGTTCAAGAAAATGATTACTAGTTGGGTTCGAGAAGATTGGGAACATGCTCAGCAAGCAGGTATTCGTTCAAATCGAATTCGAGATCACGACGGGCCCATACCTACTATCAGAGCCTCTGATTCTGTTGAAATAGAAGGACTATCGTTCAAAGTAATGCCTGCTCATGGAGGTGTTATTGTTCAAATGCGAAAATACAATAGAAAAATAGACACAGAAAATTATATTACCTATATTATTCCTGAAGGCGAAGATGTTGCAGAACGAGTAGGTCAGATTGTTTCCATGGAACTGTTGCGTCATTGACTTTCTATCAATTATCAGGAATCGATATGTTATTAAAACTTTTAGAAAGATTAGGTCGGAAGCGTATTGTAATGGACAGGGTCAACAACGAACCTTATTTAGAAAGATATTATGTTTTTTTAAAAGATCGCAAGTATTTTCCATTTAATGTGTTTTTACATAAATTTTTAAAAAGTGACCCCGACGACTTACATGATCATCCTTGGCCTTACGCGACACTAATTCTAAAAGGTGGATATTGGGAGTGGGTCCCTCAGTTTAACAGTCTAGGTCAGAAAATAGGAGAAATTGCTAAATGGCGAGCTCCAGGTCATTTTCGTTTTTGTACTGCAAAAAGTCTGCACAGAATTGAACTAGATCCAGATATTGAATGTTGGACATTGTTTATGCCAGGCCCACAACAAAGAGAATGGGGTTTTACAACCCGAACTGGATGGGTACAGCACGAACAATACTTAACACAACGAGCAGCCGAAAGCCATAAATGACAAAAAAGACTTATATCAAACATAGGGAATACATAGGTTTAGTAAGCCAAATTGGTCGTAAACTTGCTGCCAGTGCTTGGAAACCTGACTACATCGTGGGTATTACTCGTGGGGGCTTGTACCCTGCTTTATTGTTAAGTCACTACTTAGAAATTCCTATGCATACTCTCAGTGTTCAACTAAGGGACAGCCAGCTGTCATCTGAAAGCAATTTGTGGATGGCTGAAGATGCTTTTGGTGATCCTAGAACAGGTAATTTTCGAAAAAATATTTTGCTAGTAGATGACATTAATGATTCAGGACAAACATTTAATTGGATTATGCAAGACTGGCAACAAAGTTGTAAACCCAATGATCCTGCTTGGGATAACATTTGGAATCATAATGTTAAATTTGCAGTGCTTGTTGACAATCTTGCCAGCTTGTGCCGCGCAAAAATGGATTTTGTTTCTAAAGAAATTAACAAAGTTGAAAACCCAGAGTGGATTGTATTTCCCTGGGAAGAATGGTGGATGCAATAGTTATATAAAATGTTCTGTACTACAGACATGATAAATATTTGCTTAAGAGGTCTTGACGCTCATCCCTCTTTAAATATTCTGCGTGTCATCAAACTTGCTACTTTAAACAAAGGAGACTAGAGATGGCAAATCTACAACCAATACACTACAAATATGTTAGTACTAAGGAATACCACGATGCATTTCCCTGTGCTTACAGGCAATGGCGAGCTGATAGTCATTGCAATTTAATTCACGGTTACAGTTTTAGTATGAAATTTTACTTTGGAACAAACGAATTAGATGTTCGTAATTGGGCCATGGACTACGGCGGACTAAAAGAATTAAAAAAAGTACTTGAAGATCAATTTGATCATACGCTTTTGGTCAGTGCCGATGATCCAGAAATTGAAACTTACAAACTACTTGAACAGAAAAAGATGGCTAAACTTACAATTCTGCCACGACTGGGTTGCGAAGGACTAGCAGACATGTTGTACAAATATGTTAATGGCGTATATATTCCAGACTTACTAGGTCAAGGCGAAGCCAATAGATTATGGTGTTATCGTGTTGAAGTTCGAGAAACACAAAGCAACATGGCCTATAGAGAAGGCCATCGTGAATGGAACGAAGATTTGTTTGAATAATTATAAACAGATCTGAGTAGGGACAACAAAGAAGTTGCAAGGAAAAAATCAATGATATCTACTGTGCAAGATTACGATGTTGTTCTGATAAAGCGGTGTATAACCGTGGGGCAACCTGAGTAAAGCGTCAACATATTATGTTTTATATGTGTTTGACAGTAAACATAACCATTAAGGAGGAAAAATGTTTAACAAACTCTTAGCAGGTGTAGACCGTACATTAGCTTACAAGTTAATGTTGGCGCACATTGTAATTATTGCAGTAAGCAATTATCTAGTGCAATTTAAAATGAATGTCTTTGGCTATCCATTGGCCGCAGCGGCATTTACATTTCCGCTGGTAGTTGTATTAACAGATTTAACTGTGAGATTGGTGGGTAAAGAAACAGGAAGAGCTGTAATTGGCTTGGCATTTATTCCTGCCATTATTGTTAGTATTCTTGTAGTACTGGCAGGTGGTGCGCCATCTAGCGTGGCATTTAGAATCGGCCTAGGTTCTGGTATTGCTTATTTTCTAAGCAACTTACTGGATGTTTATGTGTTTCAATATTTCCGCGAAAAATATCAATCATGGTATATTGCACCAACACTGAGTGCGGTGGTCAGTACTTTCTTAGATACATATGTATTCTTTTTCACCGCATTTGCCTATGGCGCCAACGAGTTCATGGCAGCTAACTGGCACATTGTTGCTACCAACAACAGCATCAGTAAAATTCTTGTAAGTTTGTTAGTTATTCTTCCTGCTTATGGTGTGTTACTTAATCATTTGCAGAAAAAGATTTCAAATAACTCAGCACAATAAATGTTATCAAAATATTCACGGAGCACAGACTCCGTGAATTTCTATATGAAAGTTTACAATGAGAATTGAAGACGAAGTCAAACTTGATTTTCGAGATGTTTTAATACGGCCAAAACGCAGCACTTTACACAGCCGTCGACAGGTTGATTTAACCAAATTTTACAAATTTAAACATAGTAGACATGAATGGACAGGCATTCCAGTCATGGCCAGTAACATGGATGGGGTAGGCACTATTGATATGGCCAAGGCACTACAGAAACATAAAATGTTTACTTGCCTTGTTAAAACATACGCAGAAGATGATCTATTTAATTTAGTTGGCTATTTTGGTGGTAACTATTTCGCAGTAAGCACAGGTACCAGTGAAAATGATTTTAGACGACTTAGTCTCATTATTAATTCATATCCTGAAATTCAATTTATCTGTATAGATGTTGCTAACGGATATCAAGAAAGATTTGCTGATTATGTATCAGATGTTCGAGAAGCATTTCCTGATAAAACAATTATTGCCGGTAATGTTGTAACAGCAGATATGACACAGGAATTAATTTTACGAGGAGCAGACATTGTCAAAGTCGGAATCGGACCGGGATCGGTATGTACAACTAGGATACAAACTGGGGTTGGCTACCCGCAACTTAGTGCGATCATTGAGTGCGCTGATGCAGCACATGGCCTCAATGCCCATATTATTGCTGATGGTGGTTGTACTTGCCCAGGCGATGTGGCTAAGGCATTTGGCGCAGGCGCGGATTTTGTCATGTTGGGTGGTATGTTAGCTGGACACGATCAAGGTGGCGGAAAAGTCAGTGATGGTAAAGTAACTTTTTACGGTATGAGTTCAGATACAGCCATGGACAAACACCACGGAGGTGTTGCAGAATATCGAAGCAGCGAAGGTAGAACTGTTGAAATTGCCTACAAAGGAGATGTTCACGATACTGTATTAGACTTATTGGGTGGTATCAGAAGCACTTGCACATATGTTGGAGCCGAAACATTGAAACAGTTACCCAAATGCACAACTTTTGTAAAAGTAAACAGACAAATTAATGATGTGTTTTTAAAATGAATAAACGAGTAGAAGAAGCATTAGGTATATTGCAAGAAGAATGTGCCGAAGTAATTGTCGAAGTCAGCAAATGTCGTAGATTTGGTATAGAAAATAAACACTACAAATCTGGTTTGGCACATAAAAAAATGTTGGAAAATGAACTAGGTGATGTTTTAGCATTGGTTGACATTCTAATAGAAGAAAGTATAATAACCCATGATGGTCTTAATATTGCAAAACAAGCAAAAAAAGATAAACTAAGATTATGGTCAAATTTATATGAAACTTAAAGTTAGCGAAATTTTTTATTCGGCACAAGGCGAAGGTCGTTTTGTGGGTGTACCCAGCGTGTTCCTTCGTACTTTCGGTTGTAACTTTACTTGTAGTGGATTTGGTTGTCGGCCCGGAGAGAAAAGCACTGAAGCTGACGAGGTGGCTAAAAATGTTCATTTATATAAAACATTTGAAGAACTGCCATTGGTCAATACTGGCTGTGACAGTTATGCATCGTGGCATCCAGCATTCAAAGATTTAAGCCCAACTTACGACACAGGTACCCTAGTTAACAAGCTGTTAAGTCTTACACCAAACAATCATTGGGTACAAAATAATGGCAACGATGTACATTTGGTAATCACAGGTGGTGAACCTTTACTGGGTTGGCAGCGTGTCTATGAAGAATTACTAAATAGTCCAAACATGCAAGATTTAGAAAATCTTACATTTGAAACAAACGGTACACAAAAATTACAACCAAGATTTGCCGATTATCTTGACGACTGGAATAAGGTAGGCAGAGAAATTACATTCAGCGTAAGTCCAAAATTAAGTGCTTCAGGTGAGTCATGGTCCGATGCTATTTGTCCAGATATAGTCGCTGAATATCAGAGTCATGGTACTGTTTATCTTAAGTTTGTGATTGACAGTGAACAACATTTTACAGAAGTAGATCAAGCAGTCGCCGAATATAGAACAGCAGGATTCAATGGCATAGTTTATGTTATGCCACAAGGCGGTGTACTAACTCCCTATGCACAAAACCGAGTAAAAGTGGCAGATTGGGCATTGGCTAGAGGTTATAACTATAGCCCACGACTACATGTTGATCTTTGGGGCAATGGTTGGGGTAAGTAATGTATATGTATGAGCCTACCAGACTTAAAGATTGGACATTAAATCAAATTGATAATTGGAAATTAAGGTTTTCTTGGACACCAAAGCGTTGTTTCTTGTCTAACAAACTTATATGGGGATGTTGGTCATATTACGGGGTAAAAATGATTACTGGACCTGGTGAGCCAGTATATGATAGTAGATGGGTTGATCGAACTGAATTTATAATATGGCAGTTAAAGAAAGGTTTTTAAATGGCGACAGCAAAAACACCTGCGAAAAAAACAACAGGTAAACTAACAGTAAAAGCAAAAGATCCCAAGGCTGAAGCCACTAAACGCGGCGAGCCTTATGTAAATATTTTAAGTATTGACTTAGATCCAGAAAATGTTGGTCAGGGTGCTTTTGAATTAGATTGGAATGAACAATTCATTACAAAACTGCTCAGAGCAGGTTATCAAGGCAAAACAGATGCAGACATTGTTGATCGATGGTTTCAAGATGTGTGTCGTAATGTTGTTTTAGAAACTTTTGAGCAGTACGAAGCAAATAATCCTAGACCAACCAGTGGTATAAAGAAAACCAACTTGGGCGGCGGCCGCACTGAAGTTAGTTAAAAAATTCTTTTTTATTTGCAGTGAAAACTTTATATGTAAACGGTGACAGCCATAGTTCAGGCCATGAAGCAGGAGGTCCAAATTATGCTTACGGTAAACATATAGCCCAAGCACTAGGCTACGATTATGTTTGTGACGCTGCGCCAGGTTGTAGTAACGACAGCATTATTCAAAGAACACAGGAATATCTTAAATCTAATACTCCAGACTTTTTAATAATTGGTTGGAGTACTTGGGAAAGAGAAACATGGTACTGGGATAATCAATCTTATAATATAACTGCCAGCGGGCACGACAAAGTACATCCAGCATTACAAAATCGTTACAAGCAATGGGTAATTGAACAAAGTATGCCCGAGCAACAATGGAACAAAGAATTTACAGCTCATGATGACATTTGGAATTTTCATAATTCGATTAAACACATTCCACATCTATTTTTTAACTGCTTTAGTTATTTCTTTTATACAGTAAGGCAAAATAAAATGCAATACGATTGGGGTAATAATTATATCAACCCATATAATCAAAATTTCACCTACTACTATTGGTTAGACAAAACAGGATATAAACCAGTTAATACAAAATTTTATCATTATGGCGCTGATGCACACAAAGCATGGGCTGATTTCATTTTACCAAAAGTTAAAACTATATTGACTACAAATGAATAATATGCTAATATTATTCTATGCGATATCTTATAGTTGACACAGCAAACACTTTCTTTCGTGCCAGACATGCAGCACATCGACAGGCCGACACTTGGGACCGTTTAGGTTTTGCTATTCATGTTACACTGAGCAGTGTTAATAAAGCATGGCGGGATCAAAAAGCAGACCATGTAGTATTCTGTTTAGAAGGCCGCAGTTGGCGCAAAGATTTTTATGAGCCGTACAAGAAAAATCGTGCAGTTGCCAGAGCCGCACAAACTGAAACCGAACAAGAAGAAGATCGACTGTTTTGGGAAACTTTTGATGCACTTAAAAGTTTCTTGCAGGACAGAACAAACTGTACTGTTCTCAGGCACGAAGAATTGGAAGCAGATGACTTGGTGGCAGGATGGATTCAAGCACACCCTGAAGATCACCATACTATTGTAAGTTCGGACACGGACTTTCATCAATTGCTGGCAGAAAATGTCAATCAGTACAATGGTATAGCTGATGAATTACATACCATTCAAGGAATTTTTGATAAAAAAGGCAAGCCAGTAATCGACAAGAAAACTAAGTTGCCAAAAATTATTCCTGATCCGGCTTGGATTTTATTTGAGAAATGTATTCGCGGTGATCCCACAGACAATGTGTTCAGTGCATTTCCTGGTGTGCGAAAAACTAAACTTTTGGAAGCGTACAACGATAGAAATAATCGAGGATTTGCTTGGAATAATCTAATGTTACAGCGGTGGACTGATCATAACGATATGGAACATAAAGTATTGGATGATTACAATCGCAATCGAGTGCTGGTTGATTTAACTGCACAACCCGATGATATTAAATTAAAAATTATAGAAACTATTCAACAAAATTCTATTGTTAAAAATAAACCAATGATTGGCGCACAATTTTTAAAATTTTGCGGCCGTTACGACCTTGTAAAACTCAGTGATAATAACACAAGTTTTGCAGAATTTTTGTCAGCGAGTTATCCAACATCATGAATAAAGAACTACTTAAAGAATTTCAGTTGCAGGCAGGGGGTAGTCATTACCCTAGCATTAATCCTGAACTACAAGAAAAATTTGCTCAGCAAATTGTTAAATACTGTATAGACCTTGTAGAAAATGCACAATTGCAAGACATGGTCTATACTACTTTTCAACAAGAATTTGCTCGCGGTGTTAAAGAGCGAATTGCCGATCAAATTAAACAAAAATTCAATGTACATTAAAAACGAAAAATTTGTAAATTGTATTCGTACCGTTAGACAAAAAGATGATGACTGGATGTTGACCAACGGGTTTATAATGACACCCCGGGCCGGCTTTGAAATTAGTCAACAATGTCCTAAAGAATATAGGATGATTATTTCTAAATGTATCGACAACGGATGGTTAAAACCTGTTGCACACATCTACGACCGTGAACTAATGTTTGAAAAATTAAGTTTTGGCAATTGCAGCGAATCTGATTAAGTTAAGGATTATAATATGATGCAATTTCAACAATGGCTGTATGAAATGTGGTTACAACACTGTGAAGAATACATGCAATGGTATCAAAGAATGCCCATGTATAGTTCAGACGAGTACTATGCAAAATATCAAGAGTGGCTCACTGAACAATATAACAAGGATCAAGAAAACAATGACGGAACTAATAGCTAAACCAATTCTAAAAAATAAATTTTGGGTAGTCGAAGATCATGGCAATCAAGTTGCTACTATTCAAGCCATAGAAAACGGCGGATTTGTCTATGTAGACACCACATCTAGAAAAAGATTTAGCACTATTAAACTACTGTCAAAAGAACACAACATTACTTTTGACAAAGATGTTAAAACAAAAAATAAACCCGCACAAGATCATACAGTATACGGATATCCAGTAACCAATCGACCTTGGAATATATTGTGGGATGTAAAACACCAATTTGGTGTATACACAAAAACCAGTAAGAGCAAAAGTTATTACTGTGCCGGTCATTACATAATTAAATTTAACAACGGTTGGGTTAAAAGCTTTTGCCCAAAATTAATTACACTGAATAGATATCCCTTTCAAGGCCCATTTATGAGCAAAGAACAAATGCAGGAAGCACTCAAGGCAGCAAATGGAAAATAATCTAAGTTTACATCTAAAAAACTTTAATGACAAAGTTAAAGTCATGAATCAGAGCAACAGTAAACAACTGATCCTTTCGGCTCAAGAAGCCCGCGATATACAAGCAGAAATGTTTGAAATATTGAATTTATGTGCAATTATGACACGAAAATTGTCAGCAGGCAACACAGGCACTGATGTTACTGTTGCCATGGACGGTGGTAGTTTTTAACTGCGTATATTAAGACATAAATATACTGTAAGATCAAATATCATGAGTAGACCTAAGCCCACAGTTCTAATCGATTATGTCGATAAGCAAACTTATAAAACAGAACAGATTCTCAGCAGCGAGGGTATTTGGGCAGTATTCTATGACAATCAACCCATTAATTTAAAAAGCCATAACATGCTGGTCAACTACCCGGGGCCTAAGTATAAGAAGACCAGTTTCTCAAATCCGGGTCATGCAATTAATCTTTGCAAAAAACTAAACAGTTTGTTCAAAACCGACAAGTTCACTGTGGTGTTGTTAAAAAGCGGTGATCAAATCTTCCCCTAAAAGATACACACAAAGTCAGCTGACCAAAATATTTGCACTGCAACTTGGTCGCTCCACAGCTGATTTAAAATTTATTTGGCATAATCACACTGATGATTTAAGCATAAGACTTAGCATGACAGGTTATCAATTTGTAATCAAAGAATTAAAATTAAAAGTTTTTTCCTTTGAGCTGCCTAAACCTTTGACAAATAAAAATTTACTTCAATTAGAAAGATTGTTCCCAGGTCCATATTACTATTGGAGCCGTACTGCTAAATTTATTTTGCTAGATGAACAAGATGCCAGCTGGTTACAGTTAATGGGCGGGGATCTTGCTTCTTACTTGGACAATTTAGAAAGTAATACCTAAGTATACATTTTTTTTTGGTTGACCAAAATTCCTGAATTTGCTATAATAATGGCATACAGTAACAAAACAGGAGTCGAAAATGGCCTTTGTTAGTCAAGAGCTTAAAGCTAAACTGGCACCAAAAATTAAAGCAATTTGCAAAAAATACGGGATCAAAGCCAGCCTGGCTGTTCGCAATCACAGCACTCTTTGTCTGAACATCAAGTCTGGCAAAATTGATTTTATTGGCAATTCTAATAAAGTCTGTGGTAACGACCATTATCAAGTATCTCGAGGTTTTCAGTCCAATCAGTCTGGTTACGATAATGTCAATGTATACCATTACAAAAACCATTACAGTGGTCAGGCCCTAAAGTTTCTGTCAGAAGTTATCCCTGCCATGAATCAAGGCAATCACGATAATTCGGATATTATGACTGATTACTTTGATGTGGGTTGGTATGTAGATGTTAACATTGGCAAATGGAACAAACCCTACGCCCTTGAAAAGTAATACTTAGGTAGTACTTGCTCAAAATTCCCAATTTTGCTATAATAATGGCTTACAGTAACAAAACAGGAGTTGCAAATGGCTTCAATCCAGGAAATTAACGCAACCATTATCAGCGGTGTTTTCACCAATGATCAGTTGGATTCTATTGTAATGGCAATTAAATTTGCTCGAAACCAATTGGCAACAAAAAACAAGTTTTCCTTGGTCAAGGGTACTCAGGTCAAGTTTACTAGTAGCCGTTCCGGCCAAGTTGTTCTTGGTACTGTTGAAAAAGTAAACCGCAAGTTTGTAATTGTGCGTGAAAAAATTCCGGGCGCTTTTGGCATGCAATGGCGAGTGCCTGCTAACATGTTGACTGCGGCATAATAGCAACAGACAATAATTCACTAATCAGGTATAATATAGTTTTAGCAAAGGAGAAAACATGTCTAAGGACTCATCAATCACTGAACATCGCACTGTAACTGCACTGACAGCTCGTCGTGCTATTATTAAGTGTTTTAAGAAACAACGACCCTTGTTCTTGTGGGGGCCGCCCGGTATTGGCAAATCTGAATTGGTTGCTGGAATTGCCAAAGACATGGGTGGTCTGATGATTGACCTTCGTCTTGCACAGATGGAACCCACCGACCTGCGTGGTATTCCTTATTACAATAAAGACAAAGGCCTTATGGATTGGGCGCCGCCCATTGATTTGCCCAGCCAAGAACTGGCAGACCAATATCCTCTTATTTGTCTGTTCTTGGACGAAATGAACAGTGCGGCTCCAAGCATTCAGGCCGCGGCCTATCAGCTGGTTTTGAATCGCAGGATTGGCAAATATGTTTTGCCTGACAATGTAGTAGTGATTGCCGCTGGTAACCGCGAAAGCGACAAAGGTGTTACTTATCGTATGCCTGCTCCGCTGGCTAATCGTTTTGTCCACTTGGAAATGCGAGTAGACCACGAAGCTTGGGAACAATGGGCTACCCTTAACAAAATCAACTCTGATGTGGTTGGTTACATTGGCTTTGCTAAACAGGATCTTTTTGACTTTGACCCCCGAAGCTCAAGCCGGTCATTTCCAACTCCCCGTTCTTGGACTTTTGTCAGTGAACTCTTGGAGGACGATGACTGTACCGACAGCGAGCTAACTGATTTGATTTCAGGTGCTGTGGGTGAAGGCGTTGCAGTTAAGTTCATGGCACACCGCAAGGTTGCAGGCCAACTGCCTAAGCCTGAAGATATTCTGAACGGCAAAGTCACTGACCTTAAAGTTAAAGAAATTTCGGCCATGTACAGTTTGACAGTGAGCCTGTGCTATGAACTTCAAGACTATATTCAGAAAGTCAGCGGCAAGCCTGATGAAAAATTTCACACCATGGCTGACTATTTCTTCCGTTACATGATGGATAATTTTACCACAGAACTTACCGTTATGGGTGCTCGTGTTGCACTGACCACTTACAATCTGCCGTTTGTTCCTGGCAAGCTCAAGCATTTTGATGAGTTCCACAAACGATTTGGCAAATACATTGTGGCTGCTAACACCAAGTAAGTTTTAGGGGCAGGGTCTTACTCCTTTCTCCCGTAAGTCCCCAACTGTATAGGAGCGAATTTTGAGCATCAAAATTGTAGAACTTGATTGGAGATTCAAAGGTCGTAAAGCCTTTAAATATAGAGTTGGATTACAAGATTCTATGGAAAGTTCTACTCCCCAATTGGCCAAGTGGCTAAAATGGGCAACTGAAACATGGGGTATGAGTGTGCCTTTGGATATGTTTCTCAGTAATACCGAATTCGAAAGAAATCCACATTGGGTCTGGCATCATTATGACAGCGTGACTTGGAAACGCCTGTATTTACTGCTAAAGTCCGATCAAGACCTGGCATTATTCAAACTTAAATGGATGTAGTACTTGAGTATTAATGACAAATATTCATAAATCTGCTATAATATATACATTAACAAGGAGTATAAATGTCAAGTTCGGACTCTAAACAAAAAGGCATTGGCGGCAGATTAACTGACACGGTTGATCCTGCTTTGGATCGTGCAGTGCGTGAAAAACTAACCACTGCTCGAATCGGACTTTTGCTTAAGGCGCCTTTCTTTGGTAATCTTGCTACTCGACTGCAATTGGTTAACGCAGATGCATGGTGCAGTACCGCAGCCACCGATGGTCGCAAATTCTATTACAATACTGATTTTGTAAACAAACTCAAACCCAAAGAGTTGGAGTTTTTGTTTGGGCACGAAGTTTTGCATAATGTCTATGATCACATGGGTCGTAACGGCGACCGTGACCGTAGATTGTTTAATTGCGCCGCAGACTTCTGTGTGAACAGTGACTTGATTGAGCAACGAATCGGCGATAAGATTACTCCTTGCCTTTACGATGCAAAATACAAAGGGTGGAGTGCTGAAGAAGTTTACGATGACCTTTATGACCAAGCAGAAAAAATTGATATCAGCAACCTGCTGGATCAGTTGCTGGATGAGCACTTAGATGGCGAAGGTGCTGACGGTGACGATGATGGTGAAGAAAAAGATGGTAAAGGTCGTCCTCGACTGAGCAAGGAAGAACGCCAACAGATTAAAGATGAAATTCGTGAAGCTTTGTTGCAGGCAGCGCAGGCCACTGGGGCAGGAAACTTGCCGTCAGGAGTCAAACGACTTATTAAAGATTTGACCCAGCCTGTAGTTAACTGGCGTGACTTGTTGGAGCAACAAATTCAAAGCACTGTTAAAAGTGACTTTACTTGGATGCGCCCCAGTCGCCGCAGTTGGCATTTGGATGCTGTAATGCCTGGCATGATTCCAGGAGAACAGATTGATGTTTGTATTGCCATTGACACATCTGGTTCGATTGGTGAAGCAGACATCAAGGCTTTTATGGCAGAAATTAAAGGCATCATGGAATCCTATGATGAGTACAAAATACAAGTGTGGAGTTTCGATACTGAAGTTTATAATCATCAAACTTTTTCCAGCGACACACTAGACGACATTCTGACCTATGAACCTCAAGGCGGCGGTGGTACTGACTTTATGGCTAACTGGGAATATATGAAAGCCAATGATATTCAGCCTAAAAAGTTTATCATGTTTACAGACGGAATGCCGTTTGGTGAGTGGGGAGATGCAGATTATTGCGACACGGTGTTTATCATCAAAGGCAATGAACAGGCAGAACCACCGTTTGGTGTTTGGGCAATTTATGAAAGAGCCAAAGAATTGGCAAAGACTTAATGAGCGCAATCTACACTATTGAACACCACTCTAGTCGTAGAAACACCATAAGGGTCCACTTCTTAGACGAGGGGTGGGCCCAAGTTAATGACTATAATCATTGGATTCAAGAAACAATTGATGAAATGGTATTGTGGTGTGACCAACACAAGTGTGGTGAGAGAACTGCCTATGACATGTTTAGATTTGCTAGTAAAAAAGAACTGACCATGTTTTTACTGCGGTGGGACAAATGAACCAAAAAGTTTTTATAGAAAAAAATTCCTATCAATTGGTCAGTGATGAGCGCGATATCATGCTACCTTGGAAACTTACCAAAGAAATTCAGACATGGTGTAATGCTAACAATATAATAGCAGAACAGAATCCACAACAAGTAATACTTCAAACCGCGTTTGGGGTTGCTCTTTGGCGTATTAAAGACGAAAAACAAAGAATGTGGTTTGCCTTGAGGTGGTCGTCATGACTGGAGATATAAAACTGATTAAAGAAATAGCTAATGCAACAGCCAAAGAATTACAAGAAGAAATAGATTGGGAAGTTCTATGCGAAATGTTAAAAGAAATAGATTGGGTCGAAGTCAAATTAGATTGGCCAAAAATGACTGCGTCTTTAACACACGAAATTAAAGAATGGTGCAGGGCAAATTTAAAAAATGCTTATCACGCTCGAGGGCGTACCTGGATATTTTCAACAGAAAAAGATGCTAGCATGTTTATATTAAGGTGGTCATGACTGCTCCACATCGCTGTCGCTGGCAGTATAACGGGGCGGCGCCGTTCAATGACATTGTTGCCTGGTGTGGGAAACATTTCGGCAGTAATGCCACTTGGAGTTATCTCAATGAAACTATCTATTTTAAGGATGAACGAGAATACACTTTATTCTTGTTAAGGTGGTCATGAAGTCAAAAAGTGAAACACAGTTTCCCTACAGTGCTAGGACAGAACATGACCATGAGGTGGTGGTGCCTTGGTGTGAACAACATTTTGGTGAGTTTGGTGACAGATGGTATCGCTACGGCACTGACATTGCTCGGGGTATTGTGACCACCTTGCCATCTTTTGACCATTACCGATTTGTTCACAGTGAAGATGCTGTGTTGTTTCAGTTGAGGTGGTCATGACACACCTGCCACGGCATGGTCGCTATGAAATTTTCAGCACCGGAGGCAGGACCTACTGTTTTGACGACCCTGGCTGGATCAATTGGATTCCATCAGATTCTGAGATGTTTGTTTGGATTCGCAGTCAAGATCCGGTGTTATGGTCGCCCATGACTAAGGATCCTGCCAGCAATGTGGCCTTGTATTTGGATCCTAGGTTGTATATGATATGGAAATTGCGTTGGGTATGAGAACATTGAAAAAAACTCTGTGGCCGCACTGTGTGACACTGCCCATAGACGACACTGGCATGAAGATTGACCGTGTAGAAGCATGGTTGGCTGAGCAGTTGGGTGCGTTTCGTGATCAGTGGAATGCAGTCTATGGGCATAATCGAACTGATTATTACTTCAAAGATGCAGACACTGCCACATTGTTTGCGCTGAAATGGTCATGACTGACTCAGTCTCAGTTAAACCAGTGCGGGTCAGAGGCCTGCCCTATGAAGTAACGATCAGCAAGCACCAGCACCACAAGGCTGAATCTTGGTGTCGTGCTAATTTGGGACCGCGGTGGGAAGCCTTGAGCAATCGCACCGGTGAGTGGTGCTGCTTTTGGGCCGGTTTCCAACAAGGCGGCGGCTATCGTTACTATTTTGAGAGTGAACAGACTGCTATATTGTTTGCGTTGAGGTGGGCCTAATGTGGCAACTAGATAGACATCATATGTTGCATATGTGCTTTGACAATATACAAAAAGGCGATATAGTGTCAGTAGAACACGATTGGGTTCGAACATTTGCTCTGCTACCACACAGAACCATTGGTGGACGGTATGTTTGGTTAAAAACGGTCTACTGTCGCAGGGTTTGGGTCTATACCGGATTCATTGACGAGCCCGACACACAGTATGCAGAATTATTTGATATTTTAATAAATGAAAATTGAAATTAAAGGCTTATTCAGAATTTCATCAGGTAGATATTTACCCTGCGGGTTAAACATTTGGCAAAAGTTATGGTGGCTGTTTGTGCCGGGTAAAGTTATAAATGTAAAATGGCCTACAGGCACGATTGTTGCAGGGCCCGGGCCCGAAGATCCACGCTGGCATGATTGGGGAGGTGCAGCCTACATAACTTACGAATCAGCCGATCCCAATGATCACTATCGTCCCTATTTAGAAAAAAATGTGGGTCGTCAAGGATGGGATTGGCAATGGGGAATGGCCGATCGGGATGCAACAGATAATAGACTTACCATAAAAATTAGACGCAGACATGCAGATCATGCTATAATGTTAGCTCTATTATGGGCTTAAACATGAATAAAGAAATACATGAATTCTGTAACAAATACGAAGCTTATGTAAAACCCAGTACACAAATTCATCGACGAGCTAGACATATTACTGCCAAGTCTTGGAACGATGATAATTTTAATCAGATATACAAAGTGCCCATTGAACAAGTGCCCTGTGTAGAAATTCACATGCCCGAGGATCGTTTTAGAGCCTTAATGGAGCACGACGAATGGTTGTATAAATCAGTACAGAATGGCATAAGAAGTAACGAAGCACACTACATTATACAACAACATGATTTGGAAACTAGGCTTCGGCAACAGCATCCCGGATTAAAGGATCTCTACGATCAATATCAAACCATGTTAAAACTGGTATCATGAATTTATTTGATAACGCTAATCGAGTTCGATTTTTGGTAGCTCCAAATTATATTACCAATCAAGAAATTTTAATTATTCTTACCGATATCGGTTTTTGGAATGTTCACTTTGACGAACTACAAAGTTGGTGTCAAACCAATAACGGTGTTAGAGAAGGCATGACTGTTACCTTACCTGATCATAAAACTTTGACCATGTTTTGTCTTAAATGGCAGTAGTTGACAGAAATTTGTTTTGGTTATATAATAAAATAAGGAATTAGTATGAGTGATTCTAAAGACAAATTTAAACACAGCAAAAGATTGCAAAAAGAAGAAAATGCTATCCGTAAACAACAAAAAATTTCAAAATCTCACGGTATGCCCGAACACCAAGATCAGGCACATCGGTTTGCCAAACATCACGCCATGGACTGTGGAAATCCCCAATGCCCATTGTGTGGTAATCCCAGAAAAACACACAAAGACACTTTAACCGCACAAGAGAAAAAACTATTTCAAGACTTAGACAGCACTCGCAATATTCACAGCAATGGAATCAATGATGAAAAAGATTTACTATGAAAAAGTTGGCCGCAGATATGTTCCAGTTAATGAGTACGACAGCGACTGGCTAGATGCTATGCCTAAAGGTTCTCATCTTATTATGTGTTATCCCGGGGGTCGCAGCACTGCTTATAACATAAGACCAAACTATGCAGCAATGATTGCCGCTGGTCGTGTAGCACAAGAGCCTATGCACAAAGCTATCAATGATGCTGCCAAAATGAAATACGACCAATGGAACAATGTGGTTCTAAACAACGAGCAGTTTGAAGCATGGAATCGTTTTGTTGATGCCATGGGCGATCGTGGCCGGTACATACATTTCAATTCAGTTCACGATATTGCTGAAGCAGGAATCAAAGCCATGGAAGATGAAGCGTTCAAGCTTATGAAACATCCAGCTGTGCAAAATGCCTATGAACAGTTCTTAACAGTCTGTGAACTTTGCAAGGAACAACAGGATGTTGAAGTACGGTGAAGTCAACCCTTTAAATGTGTGGGGACTAAGGCAACTAGAGCATTGTCCCCCACATTTTGTCAAAGTTAACTTTGACCTACAATGCAATTTTAAAAAAATTACAGATTGGGTTGTAGAAAATTTAGAAGGTAGATTTTACGCCGGTGACAGCTACAGCGAAGATAACCAACGCATCCAAATGCACAAGTGCGTGGCTTTTGAAATTCCTGGGGAAGCCAGTTATTTTGCACTGATTTTGGACAAATTAAATACTTACGAAAGTATTTTTTAACTAAAAAAAATATTTCTTCGATTATACACGGTATTAAATAACTGTATATATTATCGGAGTTTTAATGTCTAACGACACAACTGCAAAACAATCTGAAATCAAATTACAACTTGAAGATCTTGTAAGGATTTTAGAGATAGTTGATCTAGCATCCACCCGCGGTGCATTTAGACCACAAGAATACACCATTATAGGTGGCGTATACGATCGCATCTTGGCATTTTTAGAAGCCAGTGGTGCAGTAGAAAGGCCTCCAAAATCTGAGGCACAACCTGAAGGAAATCAACAATGATTAAACATGTAGGCAAGCATAATAACCGAAAGGTAATTATTTTATATAGAACAGTACCGGGTGAAGATCACATGTGTCTCATTTGCTACCCAGACACAATGCCCCGTCATATTCACGATGGACTAATGGACGCATTAGAAAGTGCTTCCGGGCAGCAGAGTAAAGAATTCAGCGACTATTTGTTTAGATACACTTTTGCAGATGGCAACAATGCTCTTACTACTTTGCACAAAGAGGGCATGATTAAAAAAGTTCCGACCAATCAAGTCATTGTTACTCCTGACATGAAAAGCACTGTGAGACTTGATGAGCTCAACAGTATCTTAGATAAGATGGCCATGGGTGAGCAAGCAGTAAAAGAACTTGCAGATCTTGACAAGAACAGTGGTCTTACAGGCAAGAAAAACAATGTCAAAGTCAATGA